TCAGCAGCAATCGTCACCGCAACCTGATTCTGATCCGCCACCGGAAAAGTCCGGGCAATTCCAACTTCGCCCTGAGTTAAGACATATGGATTTTTGTTCCGATCAGGCCAATATTTCACAGTAATTGTTTTATCCTGTTCATTTATCAAGGCATCAGAAATATTATCTGTCATAAGAGCCGTAAAACCACCAGCCCCAAGGCTCCTGGAAGATGATCCAATCGACCCATTATAATACTGAGTGGAGGATACAGATGGGGTATTCTCACAAGGCTTAAAATCTAATGTCTTACTCAATTCTGCAAAGACAGGAGAATAATATTGGATATAAACCCCTTTATAGGTTCCGGCGGTATGAATAGCCGACAAAGCAGTAACAAATTTAATATGGGAATTCTTTTCTTTAGAAGTCAGAGCAGCGATACCTTGACCCACATTAAACTCATCCCAAGTCGGATAATCAAACCGTTCCGCATGAGTACCTACAACCTGAAATATTTGAGCAGCAGTAATTACGGCAGCGGTATTTGCCGTTAATCTAATCTGACCGATTTCAACACTGGCGACAGGAATGTAAGGAGGTCCACCGGCAGCATCTCTTGTCTCAACAAATGCAGAGGTCGTGCCAATAGTTCCTTCAACCACCACAATCGCTCCAGATGAATCCATTGTTACCGAATGAATTAAGCTCAGTCCGCCGGTGGCTCGGGTAACAGTAGCCGTTGCTGCCGTAACAGTGCGCTCAATTCCTTTCGAATAAGCAGTGAATCCAGCAACCGTCAATTGATTTGAATTGGCATGTACAGAAAGAACATTCCGACCTGACACCATCCCATCGGGTCTAATGGACGGAGAATAATCTGTATCACCATCAGAATACCCACTCCATAATGTCCCTGCATAATGTACTTTATGATCACCCCCATCGGTCGCTTTGGCATAAGTCGTCAACGTCCGCCCGGTCTCTATACTGATTTTTGCTTTTGAACTTGTCGCCATGATAATTCTCCTTTTTTAATTAATTGGTGCTTATACCAATTGGTTCCAAAATTTTCCTAACTTCTTCAATAGCAAGTAACCTGTCTGATTCTGATAATCCTCCGACTGATTCTTTTAATTTAGTCAAACAATTGACCCCATCTCCCAACAAATATGCTGTCATATGTTTAAGAACATAATATAGACAATTCGGTTTCAATGAAAATACAAACCTCGATCCTTTTGCATCCGGCCTCTTCATAAATATATCGTAGTGTTTCAGATAAGTCCGAGCCCCGCCAAGCAACAAAGCCCCATTACCAGTAACAACAGCAAGCTCAGTAGTAACAAAAGCAATATCCAAATCATCAGGTAAAATTGCCCTGGCTTCCTGGAGCCACTGATGAGACTTTTCAAAATTGCCTTGCTCCAGATAAAGACGCACAATCGAAAAATAAACACTCTCATTAAACCCAACACATTTCGATTTATTTTCAAGATATTTTTCGCCATGAAGAATCGCCGAGTCAATATCTCCAGTCGTCCCATAAAACTGCATAAGATAAAAATGCAATTCATAATCTTCCGGATCATCCTTCAATGCTTTCAATAACAGCCCGCCCGTCCGTTTGGTTTTCTTTGCAGCATCTTCTTCCGAAATATTAAAATGAGACCCGTAATGAATAACTGTGGTCCCATCAAATAAGACCGATCCATATTTCCCAGCACCTTTAAAAATAGCCATATTATGGACTGCTCTTTGATATTTAATATTGCCATTTCTAAAAACCCGAGAAGAATTAAATTCGGTTCCCGCATCTTTATCTACATCCTGAAATTTCATTGACACCCCATTATATTCGGGACTTAATTTGGGCAACATCTCTTTCAGTCCTTCTTTTTCACCCACCAGTTCTTCGTCTGCATCTATCAATAGTATCCAATCGCCGGTACAATAACCAATACCCTGATTTCTATGCAGAGAAAAATTATCTTCCCAAGGATGCTCATAAATTTTAACCTTGTCTCCAAATGACTGAGCTATTTTCATGCTCTTATCAGTAGACCCAGTATCAATGATAATTATTTCATCGGCTATATCTATGATCGATTTAAGGACTTTGGCAATATGTTCTTCTTCGTCCCTCATCATCATTGCCACCGATAATTTAATGGGTTTGACCAGTTCATCCGGCATAAAAATCGAAACAGGCTGAGACTGAATTGCTAACATATCGGCAATCTGTTTAATTTTATCTCCGACTAAATAATTATCGACAATATATTTCCGGTATTGCTCCGGACAATATTCACCATGCATTACCATTTGACAAAATTCAGAAGCAGTATTCCACAGATATTTTTTTGGATAAATCGTATCAGCTCCAACAAAATTATGAATAATAGGTTTCAAACCCATCGCCATTGCTTCCATTATTCCCATACCCTGAGATTCTAAAACAGAAGAACAAATGATATGACTTTTATCTTTCAACCATTCCTTTGGATTTTCTACCCAACCATAAAATTTAATCCGTTCGGCCATCAATGGGTTTTGTCTTTGCATTTGCTCCATATAAAGCTGATATCTTTCCTCCTGGAAACCACCAGCAATATAAAGGGTATAATCAGGATCAACTTCAAGCAATTCTGCAAAGGCCGTAAACAGTAGCAATGGACCTTTTTTGAAATTAAGATAACCCATATACGCAAGATCCTTGCCAAAAGAATCTCGTGACACCGCCCTGTATGGATCTAATTCAAATTTATTAACATCGACACCATTTGAAATCACGTGTATTCGGTCTACACAACTTTTGATAGTTGGGTATTTTTTAAGAACAATATCCTTAATATGTTCAGCGACAAATATCAGGTCCGTGATTACCGGCCATTTAATATAATCCAAATAATTCGTAAATGCCTCGTAACTGTGAAGCCGCAATATCACTTGCTTCTGATATAGTAATTGTTCAAACCGGGTAACATTAATCGCTGATTGATCAGCCCACTCTATCCAAATTATGTCAGCCCATTTTATAGCGTTGAAAGTCTCCTCAAGACTATTACCCAAACAGATCTTCACCTCATAATTGGCTTTGAAATAATCCGAAATATCAAATAAAAAATTATCCAGACCGGGTGCACATATGATTGCCACTTTTTTCAAATCAGTCTTTTCCATTTTCAAATCCTCCGTAGATTTATTTTTCCGAATTAAGTTTTTATGGGGCAGGGTGGTCGGAGGCCACCTTTTCGGTTATGAACCTGAGCCCCATAAATTTTTATGCTGCGTATGTCGTCATATTATTTGGATCGGTTTGGTATGCTATTGTAAATCTGATGAGCACACCGCACCAAGGTTTTTCTCCTTGTCCTATTTGATAATCGTAACCTTTGAAAATCAAATCCGATACCGTTTCATTCAAATCATAATTTGGATCATCAGATACCTTTGGAGCCGTTGATATCCGGTTCAACCCAGTCACAATATCCGCCGCCAACAAATCTACAATATCAATAAAAGGTTTATCCCTGGTCAGGCTATGGGCTTCAATAAATAGTTCCAAATTCCGGTTATCATCGTTATAAACTCCCCGTTCATTGGATAGAGATGTGGTCCAATAATTGATCGCCGGTAAATCATAGCCCTTAAATGGCTCAAGTTTGGCCCTTTCTATCTTTTTTATCGTATAATTGTACTCATTTTTGGTTGTTATATTACCAAGCCTTGCGGCTATTTCATCTAAAATTGTTGTTATCGCTGGGGTCGCCATTTAATCTTCTCCAATAAGATCTCTTAATCCGGATAATATTGTCGGTATTTGATCGTTCGCCGCATCAACCATGCCCAATCTGGCTGGGATTGTTACTTCTTTTTTCAATACCATCATCATTTTACTACCTAAAAACACGCCCCAATTGCCTGCCTTGGACTTATGAATATGAGCGCCTTCATCAAATAACATCTTCGCTGATTTTCTCATAACTCCAGCAGGAGTTAAGTTTGAAAAAACCGGAATATTAAGATACGGTCCACCAGGCACCCCAGTATATTTATCAATCGCCTTAACCGTCCCGCCTATTTCCTGCATCGGAGCATATGTTATTTTCGTCCCCGCGACATTAGCAACGCTATGGAACGACGCCCGTAATGTTTTAAGAGTTGTCCCTGTTACACTTGTTCTTAATGACCGCCTGAGATTATCAGTCCGGGATTTGATAATCATAGAAGTAAAACGAAGTTTAACTTTTGCATCTGCTGCCAAAACCGCTTTCTGAAATATTAATTTGGCATCGTCAAAAGAATCCTCGGGTAATTTCTTGAGATAATCATTTACCTCTTCAAGATTCTTGACTTGCATACTTATCATTTCATCGGCCATTTTATATCAACCTCAATGGATGTTTAAATCGATTCAAATCACGCATAACTTCTTTCAGGAGACCAAGCTCCGGTCTTTGGACTGATCCGCCTTCGGTCGATACAGAACTTGCCCCAATTTGATCCTTACCCTGAAATTCATACACCACCTGCATTAAAGCCGCTCGTGCCATTGCATCCGGAACAACTGAAATCCCTCCGGTATATACAATCACCATTTTTGCCTTGGATAATGAAACCGCTAACTGGATTCCATATTCTGTGATTTCATATTCCTCATTTTCATCATACGTTTCGGACTCCCCAATTATTGTGACCGTAACAGATGAAATAGAAATTACAGGAAGGGCAGGAAG